TGGCGATGGCGAGGGCGAGGGCGAGGGCGAGGGCGAGGGCGAGGGAGAGATGGAAAATAAAATTAAAAAAACAACACGCAAATATATTACAATGAGCCCTGATTTTAGTAAAGCAGTTGATGATCATCTGAAAAAAACAATTCATATGGCGGATTTCAAACCACAAACGAGTTTTATCCAATTTGTAGAAGAGAATAAAGATATTCTACAAGTTGAGGTTCAGCGACTGACACTTATTTTGAATAGTAATAGTAAAGAAACACTTAGCAAAAAAACACTTAGCAAAGAAATATTGGCAAAATTTAAAAAAACATTTAAAAACCGTTATTTTATAATAACTAAAGCTTGAATTTTAAATTCAAAATTAACAAGTGCAAACAAATATAATAGATTGTATATTATTATATTTGTTTACACTGGAGCACAAGTAGCTCATCCGCCTGCCATTCCACAACCGCAGCTACCACCTTTCATATTGCTTTTTTTCATTGCCTTTTCAATATTTTTGCGGCATTTTTTACAGACCTTTGCTTTATCTAATATGGTATGGATATTCATATTGCCACTGTCTGACGATTTTGCACTATTTTTCTTGGTTTTTGCGTTTTTGCTGCTTTTCTTACCTTTACGCGCGTGTGTTTTTGCTTTACCTTGTGTGTATTTGGGGTGGGTGCCATTTTTTACTTGAGCCCATTCTTTTTTTGCGGCGGGAATAATGTCTCTAATAGACGGCGAATTACCGTTTTTCTTCTCTTCATTCAGCTTTACCTTTATTATTTCTATCCATGTTATCGGAGATTTGCTCATTTCTAGTTATTATGTTATATAAAGAGAATAAAATAATTACAATTATTTTCTAATATATTAGAAAATTGAAATAAACATATATGGCTATACTTGTTATAACATATATCAAGAAGAAGAATGGTTAAAAATACAGGAGGTAATAAATCTAAGAAAATTGCACGAAAAAATGTTTCTTATTCTACGCGCGATGTACGACGCGCTACAGATGAAAATGAAATGTACGCAGCAGTCAGTAAAATTTTTAGCAGTCAACGATGTAGTGTTATTGGCGCAGATGGCAAAACATATCAGTGTAATGTTCGTGGGAAATTTTTAAAGAATAAACGCGGCGGAGTTGGTGATTTAAGTCCTGGTGTTTGGATTTTAATTGGGTTTTATGATTGGGAAGTGCGAAGTGATGGCAGCAAAAATTGCGATTTATTGGAAATTTATACTTCGGTTGAGAAGGATAAATTAAAACAGATAGAAACACGATATTTGTCTGTGCTTATGAAAATTGACGGAATTGACGGAAATGATCTTACTTTTTCAAATTTCAATGTGAATGAAGAAGAATCATCAGGAGACGATGAAAAGGATAACACAGTTACTGTAGATTTGGTAGACGGAAAAAGTGATAATAATAAAGTTATATCTACTTATATCAAGGAAACAATTGAAGAACAAATGGATTGGTTATCTGTTAATGTAAATGATATTTAAACCCATCCGGAAAACCATCCAGAAAACCAACTATTTTCATTCTTTATTGTTGTAGGGGAGGGAATATGAGTATTTTCTTTTTGTGGTTCTTGTTCTTGTTCTTGTTCTTGTTCTTGTTCTTGTTCTTGTTCTTGTTCTTGTTCTTGTTCTTGTTCTTGTTCTTGTTCTTGTTCTTGTTCTGGCATTAATACTGACTCAGATGATTCTTCTTTTGGTGATTGTAAAATAATATCTACAATTTTATCAATATAATTATATTTGTCGGTTTTTAATTCTGAAATTAATGTAACATAGGTAAAAGAGATATCTATTAGTTCATTTTCCTCATTATAACTGTTAATTTCTAAAATAGCAGTATTGCGTAATTCATTAATTATTTTACGATAATTCATTAAATAGTGCCTTATTTGTGTTTGTTTTAATTTTTGCTTATAATAATTTTTGTTTTCATACAATTCACATGCAATATAATAAGAATACCAACCAAATGAGAATGATTTTTCTCTAGGCACATAATAACATATATCGGATATAGATATATCTTGATTAACATTATCATTGTTTTTTAAATCATTCATATTCACTATATCTACAATAAGTTGACGCATAATTTTGTTAGAAATATAACCGAACAGTGTTTCGGTTTGGAAGTTATGTATATTATTACGTAGTATATTCATTATTGGTTTAATAATATACCAGCCGCATTGTTTTAATAAAATATCAAATGATTCCATCAAAAAATAATCAATCATAGGTCTATATTTCTTCCCTGATTTTTGTTTACCAAATTTTATAAATCCGCAAATTATACTAGTAGATACATTTATATTTTTTGTTGAAAAATAAATGATTGACTTGTAAATATATTTTATATAATTATTTTTTTCATCTAATGCTAAATCATCATTTATAAAAATGATATTTAATAGTTGTTGTACTTTATTAGTCACGCTTTTTGTATTGTTATCCTTGATTAAATTAAGCATTTTTTCAAAATGAAAATTAATTTCATTTGTGTTTTTTTGGCTCAACTCATTATCTGCTTTTACTTCTTTTACTTCTTTTACCTGCATATCTATCATTATTCTATTTTAATTCATTTAATATCTTTAAGTTTTTTTATTAAGTTTTTTTATTAAGTTTTTTTATTAAGTTTTTTTATTAAGTTTTTTTAAATATTATATGTTTTTTTGTTTTTATATGTTGTTTATTATTACTTTTTTTGTTATTTCGTTTTGTAGATCTCAAATTTATTTTTTTTGTGTTTTGTGCGTTTTGTGCGTTTTGTGTGTTTTGTGTGTTTTGTGTGTTTTGTGTCAACAATGACGAAGGTGAACATTCATTGAATATAAAAAATAAAGCATTTAGATCTTGAAACATATGAATTGTATCCTTAAATTGAATATCATTTAAATGTTTCTCGGATTGTATAAACCGATTTTCATACATTATTTTATTCTCTTTTTTAGAAAAATGGTCAATTTCGGTTGGTTCTAAATCAATATTGTATTTTAACAATGAAAAAAGACTATAATTCACCGAAAACAAATGATGATAGCGTTTAATAAAAGTTATTATTATTTCACGTTTTAATATACCCCTGTTATTATCAATTAAACATCTATCTTTGTGAATATGTTGTAATTCATTTTCTTTGTTTACATAAAGCAAATATACAATCACCGACTTTACTGGTTCTTTATAAAAGTCATTGTATTTATTTTCAATATCTTTAAAATTATTTACCCATTCAGTATCTAATATTTCGTCTTCTGCTTCTGCTTCTGCTTCTTCTGCTTCTTCTGCTTCTGCTTCTGCTTCTTCTGCTTCTTCTGCTTCTTCTGCTTCGTCGTCGTATTCTTCTTTTTCTTCTTTAATATTTGTATTTATTGTTGCATTTATTGTTGCATTTATGATACTATCCATATATTTTCTTATTTATAAATAATAGATATTATCATAATAAAAAATTAAACTTATCAAAACGTTTATTTTTCGGGTCATCATTGAAATCAAAACCAGATTAGTTTTATTTATCAACCCATTTTCAATATTCATTGTCTGAATGAATTTGATCATAATGGTTATTTAAATCACTGTCATTTGCATATATTTCAATTAAGGTAGGTTCCCCATAAAATTCAGATAAATCGCCTAATCTTTCTATATCCATATCACGTTCATATTGTTCACGTTCTATCCGATATTTAAACAAAATACTACCAAGTCGCCGATCTTCTTGATATTCTAATTTTATTTGATTATCACTTATTACTGGTTCTCCGAATTTATATTCTATTTTTCCATTTTTTTTTTGAATATAGACCCATCCTGGCAATATATTTTGTTCAGGCATTTGTATTGTAGTAGTTTTATTTTCTTTACTTGCCTTTTTTGATGTCATTGAAGAGAAACTGATTGGTTCTTTATTTTTGGATATTGATGATGCATTTGATGATGCATTGTTTTTACATTTTTTTATTGTTTCACTAAGAGTTGGGAATGCATCCGCCAATAAGAGCTCTTTTTTCGGTTCGTTTTTTTTAGTTGATGTGGGTCTAGCCGAAGATACATTTTTATAACGTAATGACGGTGGAATATAGGTTTGTCGTTGCTTGGTATTAGTGTTAGAAGATTCTGATGCTGATACAGTCATTTTTTTTTTAATTATGTCAGTCAAAATGAAGGGGAAGAGAGTAGTCGTAGTCGGCTTGTTGTTGAATATATTAAATGTAATGTCTTTATTTCAATTTTTTATTTATTTATAGTTAAAAATAATTTATAATCTTATCACTAACAACTATACATATATATATTATGAAGGCAATAGATATTATACTTGACCGCGTATTTGATTATTTTGTTTTGAAATTTGGGAGTAGAGAGATTTATGATGAACATATTTATTCAGAAATACATAAGGATTTTATTACTACATTATTAAATCATTATGTTAATATTAAAAGTGATATGGGTGATATGGGCGATATGGGCGATATGGGCGATACGGGCGATACGGGCGATACGGGCGATACTTTGATTGAATTTACCAAATTAGAGACTAATCATAATTATATTTATGATGGAGTAGAAACAATGGCTTTTCAATTGTCTCTACAACTACAGTTATTAGAAAAACGTAATTATACTCTACTTTATTTACAACCATCCGATATTGTAAAAGTGAGATTAAATCATAGAGATAACGGTAAAGGAGATATTTGTTTGTATTTATTAGTTGGTTTAACACAATTGGTTCCATTGTCTAACTTGGACTCTAATAATCTGGTATTGACTTATCCTTCTCCGTATCCTTTCCCAAAGGGTGTTTGTGCTCCAGAATTATACAATCTTAGTGTATTGCCTTTTATAACACATTGTAGCGCAAGTTATTATAGTTTGGGGTTATTATGTTTACATTTTTTACCGAATCTCTCTTTGAATAATTTACGGGATACTCCTTTGTTTTATTTTTTAGAGAGATGTTTAAAGAAAAATCCATTAGAACGAATATGTTTGTTTATTTGATATCTTATTTTCTTCTGTTAATTTATATGTCCATTGTAGCATTAAAACGTAATTCTAAACGATTTCAAGTTCCGATATCATCTACTACAAAAGGATTTTCATTAAATGGGGGACATCGTAATCAACGGTCTACGTACGGTACTAATCTCTCTGCCTTGACAAATGCACAGTCTAATGTTTGTGTGGGTGATGGTAATGATCCTTTGGTAGTGAAAAAATCAGCAAAAAATACCAAAGGTTATTTATATTCTAGTATTAACTTTCCAACATGTCCTAGTGGACAAAGCTGTGGAACGGGTAATAACGTGAATTGGGTTAAAAATTTCTCTCCTGAAAATCGTAGCGCAGGGCAGCATATTGTGGATAAAGTTCAAGCAAGTGCTGCCGCTTGTGTTAATGACGAAGGTAGCAATGAAAACATTGTTTGCTGTAAAGCACGTTCATATCATATTGGTGGAAAACGGTATTATACTGTATATAATGAGAAAAAAACGACCGATTATCAGCACGTTAAAGGTGCTATTTCAGCGGGGGAATATTTAAAAGCCGGATTATTAAAAAATAAAAAATATGATTGCGAAACATCAGTAAAGAGCATTGAACCTCTTCCGAAAGCATTATTAAATAGTGGTTGTTACCATTGTTAAGGTTGACTATAAATGCTATGCCGCTATTATAATTATAAATAAGGTAATAGCTTTAATAAAACATATATAAATATATTACCTTATTTATAAGTATAATAAGTATAATAAGTATAATATGCATTATTTGCTTCGCTTGAAAATTTCTGATTCTATCGCTGGGGGTGACGAATTGCTTAGTTTATATAAAGCTGCAGTTATAAAGCATAATAATATGAGTGTTGACGAATTTTTTGATGCTGGATTTGATTTATTTTGCCCTACTGATATAGAAGTTGATGGCAAAGCAACCGTAAAAATTAATCAAGAAGTGAAAGGAGAAATGAGGTTTATTTCTTCGTTAGACGAACCGAAAGGTGTGCCTGTATGTTATTATATGTATCCACGTTCTAGTACAGGAACCAAAACACCATTGCGTCTTGCAAACTCGGTTGGTATTATTGATGCAGGGTATCGCGGAAACTATATTTCGGTATTTGATAACTTAAGTGATCATTTGTTTAAGGTGGATAGAAATCAACGCTTGGTACAGATTTGTCCCCCTAATATAACGTATCCAATGCGTGTTGAACTTGTGAATAATGATGAGGATTTGTCATCGTTAACAAGGCGAGGGGAAGGAGGTTTTGGATCTACCGGAAAATAATTTTTTTGGTTTAATTATAATATAATATAAGATTAGTTTATTATATTATATGGATTTATTTAATAATAGTGATAATAGTGATAATGGTTATATTATTGGGAGTGAACCAAGTGATTCTGATAATAATAGCAATCATCATAATAACTGTTTCCAGGGAAATAAGGTAAATAGTAATAATGATTGTGATGATGGTGTTCATTATGAAAAAGTAACATATAATGATGTTCGGGATCAAATAAATAAATCATATGAACAAGATATCGTACATCGTTATTCGTCGGCATTGGATATATTAGCAAGTTATATCAAGGGTCAAAAAATTATTTATATGGAATCGCGGTATTATACCGTAAAATTATTAAATTTTCTTATGTTACCATCTATTTTTATCTCAGTTATTATAACTGTATTACAAGGTCCTTTTGGCCAACATTCATATATATTGGCGGGTCTTTCTGCAGTAGTTACTTTTTTATTAGCAATTATTAGTTATTCCAAGTTAGATAGTGAATCAGAAGCACACAAAATTTCATCACATCAATATGATAAACTTCAAACATATGTTGAATTTCAATCGGGTCAAGTATTATTATTCAGTAATCCGATTCTTAATAATCAAAATATGACACGTTTCTGTAATAAACAAAAGCAGCAGATTGAAACTTCTTATGGATGGGAAAATAACGATTTAATGAGCGGAGATATGATGGGTGATGGTGGCGGTGGCGGTGGCGGTGGCGGTGGCGGTGGCGGTGGCGGTGGCGGTGGCAATATTGACGTGAGAATAAATGAAACAATTTCACCTGAAACTCATCGTAAAATATGGTTAGCAAATACTGAAAATAATATGCTTAATTCAGTCTATCAAGATAGGTTGAATGCAGAATCAGAACTTATTCGTGATATGAGGGATAATATTATTCGGATTGAAGATAAAATTGCCGACATCAAAGAATCAAATCAGTTTATTATTCCGCGAAAAATTAGATATACTTATCCTTTGCTTTATAATACAAATGTCTTTTCTATTATAAAAAAAATAGATGATTATAAGGCAACTATATTGACCGAATTGAAGCATGTTAAAAATGAATTACGTTACATTAGTGCTTGGCAAAAAAAATATGAATCTTCAAAACATTCTGTATATATTTTAAAAAATAATAAATATAAAAAACGAACTTCTGATTTATTTTTACAGAAAAAAAATATTGTTAATACGATTTTGTTTTTAAATACGGCTTTTTCAATGATTGATAATATGTTTCAACAAGAAATATTAAACGCAAAACTAAGACAGACCTATTGGACACGTTTTTATATATATGATTTATGTCGTTGTTGTTGTGAAAAACGTGTTATTTGTTTATTACCACCGAATTTTATTGACCCCAAAATAGCAGGTGGGTATGTTATGGAAAAAATAATGGAATTTGAAAATACTTCGTTAAGGAAACATAAAGAATCAATATTACAAATGAATCATAACGACGATGATAATATGAATCATAACGACGATGATAATATGAATCATAACGACGATGATAATATGAATCATAACGACGATGATAATATGAATTATAACGACGATGATAATATGAATTATAACGACGATGACGATGAAAAAAATGTTTATTCGCAAAATAAAGGGGTTTCTTCTACTATGTTATAATTTAGCTTGGCATTGTCAGTAGTGAGTTATCGTTTTTTTTTAAAATTAGAGAACGTTTCTTGTGTTTAAGTTTCGGTATTCTAACTGTAAGTGCCATCGGCGTCCGCATTGCTTCTTCTTCAAAACTGGATAAAATTTCCTGCTTTTTTATTTGGATTTTTTCTGAATAGGTATCCATCGTGTGTTCTACAATATCGCTGTCCTTTTTTTGTTCTTTATAGTGATTGATGAACCGAAACACATTGACTTCTTTCTTTTGACCTATACGCCAACAACGTGCAATGGCCTGTTGTTCTATAGCTGGATTGAAGTGAGGACTTGTAAAATACACTTCACTGTAGTGCTCTTGGAGATTCAATCCTTCAGAGCACATTCGGATTTGTCCAATAAGAATATCAGCAGGCTTGGTTAAGGCCGCTGTGCGTTCACTTTTTGTTGAACGTCCGTCAAATATAACAATCCGTTTTCCATAGGGTGTTAGGCGATTCGCAATAGCATCTATCTCCTCGTGAAAATAACACATAATGAGTTTCCCGCACCCATTGTTAATGCGTCTGCTAATCGTAGTAATGAGTGAATCAACTTTACTCTCAGAAGTATAGAGATCTCTAGGGTTTATAGCACCATACTCGGGTTCGGAATTTGTCGTTGGGTCTTGCTTGTGGTGCTCGCGCATTTTCGTCTCAAATCGCCATATGGTTTTTTGAAGCATCGGAGGATAGACACACGCTTGCCGAGCAAGAGTAAAGTATTTCATCGTTAATAAACGTGGGTCTTCTTCTTCCATTGCCTCTTCCATTGCAATGCTTTTTTTAGGAACATTACAATATTCAATCATAGAATGAATGTGACACAACAATTCTTCTTCGGTATTGGTCTCACACTCAACCGTGATGGTGTGCTCGTGTAAAGGCGGCATTGAAATTCCAACATTTGATTTGGTACGATAATACACCATATCCTTAATGTTGGCAGTGGCAGCAGCGGTAGATTTAGTAATTAAATTGACTATGTTTGTCATTTCGGATTTTTTGTTTTGAATAGGAGTTCCTGTCACCATCCACATCACATCTGTGTTTAAAATAGCAAGCCCTTTATACGCGCTGGTGCTTCGGTGACTGGCGTGATGTGCTTCATCGCAAATCACACGATCCCATTTGAATCGGTTTAAAAATGGAATGTGGTGAGGCAATAATAATTCTCCGTTGGCCGGTTGATTTTTTTTTGGCAAACTTATGTGCGAATAGGTGGTTAACACGATTTGGTATTTTTTTAGGTCCGTGTTGGTGATTTTTTTAAGACCAGTATAGGCACTATGATAGACAAGTAGCGAGGGATTGGGTGTTGTTTTTTTTAGAATGCTTATCCATTGGGAAAGCAGTGATTTGGGCACAATGATAAGCGTTTGGTCTTTGGGGTTACAAAAAGTCACGGCGAGCATAACGATTGTCTTACCTAACCCCATTTCCAACGCAATTATACCACCTGTTTGCTTCTGCTCTTCTTGTTGCGCTTGCTCCTTTTTCATACACCATTCAAAGCAATCTTCTTGGAATGGTTTATGGTCA